CATTTCAGCCTGATGTATTGCCTTTAGAATACAAAATAGATGATGACTTGTCAGAAGAAGGATTTGTTACAAGAAGCTCATCACTGCAAACATTCCAATACATTGCTCATTACGTTGATGATGATGGTCAACTTAGAATGATCCCAGACAAAAACGGTAGTCCAATATTTATAGGCACAGAGTTGGCTTATGAAGACATTGCCAACATAAGAAAAGCGCAATCACAAGATGAAATGTACGATGCTAATAAAAAGACATTAAGAAAAATAGAAATAGACAGAAAAACTAAAGCTCGTATTGAAAGAAATATTAAAGCTTTAAGTAATATACCGTCACCATTTAAGGGTGATGATTAATGGGAATTAACCCTTGGGAATCAACGCAAGCAACTTTTGTTGAATCTGATGTGTCTAAAAGGCGGTCGTTGCAGCGCGTAGAGCAGCCTGAGTTTTTTGCTGACACTGTGCCAGCGGCTCTTGGTTATCAATACCTACCTATGTTTGAGGCTGTTAGAAATGCAGTTAAACACGGAACAGAAGTTCAACAGGGTTACAATGCTCTTGATGACGTAGATGGATATGAAGAGTACAAACACCATTTAATGAATGCTGTTAGCGAAGATCATATGCGTGATCTTAAAATGCAGCTTGATGAAAACAAAAAACGCAGACAGGTTTTAGCTGACTCATCATTCTGGGCTAACTTGGGTGCTGGTATCTTTGATCCAATTAACTTAGTTGCTTTGCCTTTTGGTGGCGCAGCCGCTACTGTTGGTCGGCAGTTTTTGCGTACTGGTGCTGGCGTAGGTGTTACACAGGCTGGCTTAGAGGTGGCTCGTGCGCCGTTTGATCCACTATCTACACCATCAGAAATAGCCACAAACATAGGTTCCGCTTTTGTTATTGGCGGTGCTATTGGAAGTCTTGTGTCTATACCAGCTAGACGCAGAGGCGCAGCAATAAAGAAAACTGAAACTCAAGTAACCGAGTTTGCAAATGAAGTAGGTGGCATTACACCTGACCAAATTAGAAACATTAACAATCCAGACTACAGAACTTTTAAAGATAAAAAACAAAGTGAATTAAATAATTTTGAAAAAATATTCCCAAAAGAACGTGATCTATTAGAATCTAAATTACAAAAAGCTAAAGAAAAAGCAAATGCGCTTTTTAAGAAAGCAAGTGATCTGCGTGAGCAAGTCAAAAAGAATCCAGCATTAAAAGCTAAAAACAGTGTTTTATATAAAAAAGCAAAAGAACAATATGATGCGGCTAATGTTCAAGTAAAAATGCTTGAGACAGCAACTGCACAGAAAAAAGTTGATGTTGAAAAAGTAAAAGAAGAACAGCTATTTCGTAGGGTTGAAGAAGTAAAAGACATTGGCGGCGATGTTTCAAAGCCGTTTGATTTTGCAGATAACTTCTTTACAGATTCTTGGGCTTTTAAAGGTGTTACCACAGGCTTTAAAAGAGTTTTGCAAGACAAAGAAATACCACAAAGCGTTAAAAGCACTATGGTAAGATTAGCTGGTGATGCTGGTATGCTGTTTAAAATGAATCAAATGGGTTTTGCTACACCAAAATCTGTTTATCAATACGCTCAAACAAGAAACGGTGAGTGGCTACAAGTATACACTAAGATGCTAACACAGTTTGGTGAGCATAGTGGCAAAGGTGTTACTCAAGTTGGTGATGTAAATCTTTCAAACATTGATGGCTCATTCTCTGCATATCTAAAAGAAGTTAATCGCAAATACATAAATGGCGAAGAAGCTTCCACAACAGCAGAGAAAGAATCAATACAAGCGTTACATAAATTTTATAAGACTTGGGAAGACAGGCTTGTAGAGCAAGGCATTATTGGCAGCATAAAATCTATTGAAGCCAAGATGGACAACATTAGGTTTAAAATACAACGAAAAGAAAAAACATTACTTGATGCTCAAATTAAAATAATTGAAAAAGCATTTAGCTCAGAAGAAGCAAGGCGATGGACTAGCAAACTTAGAAGAAAAAAAATTAATCAAGGTGATGTTGTGAGACTGGTTAAATCACCACTAACTGGTGAGTTGCCAAAGGGTGTTCCTGATTATCTTATTGACGTTATAAATGATTCTAATACTAGATTAAGTGCGCTTGAAGATCAGTTGTATGAACTTGAGTTTAGTATGCTTGTGGCTAAAGAAGAAAGAACACTGCCGCAAAACGAAGAGTTAATGTTTCCTCGCTATTGGAATAGAGATCAAATACGCGAAAAGAGACAAGAATTTGCTGCAATATTAAAAGAGCATTACAAAGAAAACCCTTACATCTATGAACGCAATGAAGCTGCCTTTGCAGAACGGCGAATTAGAAACATATCTGAATTAACTGACGCAGAAATACAAGCGCAGTTTGGTGAAGAATTTAATATGGTTCGTATTACGTCTAACTTTAGGCGCGTGCAAGATGGCCCTATTGGTCAGCAAGGCGGCGGTTCGCTTGGTATGTTTGTGCGTTATGCTGATGATGGAAGACAGGAAGTGTATTTAGATAGCACTGGAATTTATCAATATTACAACGAGATAGCAGAAGCTATGAAAAATCCATCTAAAGCTTTTAAAGACTTAGATGCTACACGCTCAAAAACTTCAGAAGATTATGCCCACAGAAAATTTGTAATGCGTAACTGGAGCTTTTTTCAAACCTTTAATGATTTTCAAGATTTTGTTTTGTTTCACGAGTTGCATCACAACAAATTTAATCGGCGATCAATGGGTGTTAAGACACAAGCAGATCAGCTTAGAATGGAAAATGCTACAGACAGGGCTGCTCTTGCATTTCTTAAAGAAAAATTACCAGAGATACGAGAAGGTCAGCCGGTGTACTTTAAGCGCAGGCTTGATGTTGAAGACGAGCGTATGCTCAACAAACGCGTTGAAGACACGATAGATAATATACTGGGATTGGCTGATACTGCTAATGACATGAATGCTTATTATGGTGCTGGCAAATCTAAGCATATGCGTCATAGATCATTAGACATTCCAAATGCAAAAGTTTTTGATTTTATTCAGAATGATCCACTTGCTGTAATGAGAGCGTACACAACTCGCGTTGCGCCACAGTATGAGTTTTCTAAAATGTTTGGTGGCAAATCAGTAGATGAGGTCTTAGATGACATTGACACTGATATGGCTGGCAAGCCTATAGAAAAAATAAATGCAGCTAGAAAAGACTTTTTGCATTTATATGACCGCGTTGTAGGCACAGTATTGCGTGAGCCGCATTCATGGGATCAACGTACAGCTACTGTGCTAAGAGATTTTGCACAACTTAACTACCTTGGCTCTGCTGGTTTTTCTACATTGCCTGACTTTGCAAAAATTATGATGGAACATGAACTTAAAGATGTGTTTAAGACTTTGTTCGCAACAATTTCTGATTCTCGTATACGCATGTCAGCTATGGAAGGTAAGTATGCTGGTGAAATAGCAGAGATTATATCAGGCGATGCTCATATGCGTCTTGTAGATGACGTAAGTAACAATCCTTTTAATGAAGGAACGTATGATAAATACATGAGCAAGCTTAAGTGGGGTTTTTATCAAGCCAACTTGCTTGCGCCTATGACTAACATTATGAAAAAAATGGATGCAATTGTTCGCGGTCATTCATTAATACAAATGTCTATGCGTCTTGCTGGAAGCGGTAAGAAAGCAACTAAGTTTGAGGTTGAGTATCTTGCTCGATATGGAATCGACAAAGCAAAGGCCAAACGCATTCGTGAGCTTGTTGATAGTAAAGTTATTGACCAAACTGAAGGTGGGCTATACTTACCAAGCACAGAAAAATGGCCTGTAGAATATGATGATCTAAAACTAGAATTTCGCAGTTCGCTTAACAGTGGCATTATGAATACTATTCTTATGGGTACACCAGCAGATAAACCAAACATCGTTGATGGTGTAGTTTATGTGCCTTATCGCATAGCCAGACAGTTTGGCGGCAAGGAAGACCCTAAGTATCGCGGCTATACACGCATAGAAAATGGATTGCTTGGCTTACCGTTTCAGTTCTACTCATATACATTGGCAGCGGTAAACAAAATTACAGCTTCATACGCTACAGGTCAGGCAAGAAACAGAGCAGTAGCATTGGCTGCATCTATGGGTTTGGCATATATGGGCTTAGAGCTAAAGAACCCTGATTTTGTTATGGATGAAATGGCAATAGAAGATAAAATTGCACGTTCTTTTGATATGTCTGGTATGGCTGCTTTGTATTCAGATGGTCTTTACACAGCAATGCATACATCAATGGCATTGGGTGGGCCTGACATATCTATGGGTTTAATTCAGCCAAAATTTCCACAGAAAGAAAACATTGCCGATGCAGCAGTTGGCGTATTAGGCGCAGGCCCAAGTATAGGATTAGATATTACAAGGGGCGTTGGTGAGTTTGTAAGTGGTAATTATGGTGAAGGCGCGAAACAAACTATGCGTTCCATGCCGTTAGCTAGATTATGGCTATGGAAAGATTTTATGAATGAAGCTAGTAATGCATTTACTGCAAAGCGTTATTAATTGTGCGTTGAGCATTTTGTTAAATAGGAGTAGGGTTTTGGCATGACAATTAACATAGCTGATAACACACCACGAGTGTCATACACGGTAGGGCAAGGAGTTACACAAACTTCTTTTGCAGTTTCGTTTGAGTTTTTTGCTAGTGCTGATCTAAACGTATACGTTGATGGAACTAAAAAAAGCATTAGTAGTCATTACACTGTAAGTGGAGGTAACGGTTCTACTGGTGCAGTTGCTATATCGGTAACTGGAATATCTGGCGGCAGCACAGTTGTTATAACTAGAAGCATTGCTCTTGAAAGAACTACTGACTTTCCACCATCTGGTGCGTTTCAAATAAATTCTTTAAATACAGAGCTTGATAGGATTACAGCAATTCAAGCTGACCTTGATGATGAAACACAAAGATCGCTTAGACTTTCAGATGAAGATGCTGCTGTAACAATGACCTTGCCGCTAAAAGCAGCAAGAGTTGGTACTGTTCTTGGCTTTAATGCATCAACAGGTGCGCCAGAAGCAGGGCCAACAATAGCAAGTGTTGGCACACTATCTGCAAATTCAGCTAACATTAATACTGTAGCTGGTATTTCAGCCAATGTAACAACGGTAGCTGGAATTTCTGCTAATACAACAACAGTAGCTGGCATATCAGGAAACGTAACTACAGTAGCAGGTATTTCAAGTGCCGTTACTACAGTAGCAAATAACGCTAGCGCAGTTAGTGGGGCTAGTGCTAACGCAACTTTAGCTGCAAATTACGCAACAAAAATAGATGGTGCTGTACCTGCTACATCAGATTTTTCTGCAAAAGCACAGGCTGTTGGTGGCACCGGCGTTACTAGCGTTACTGGTTCAGCTAGAGAATGGGCATTAGGTGGCGGGAGCAGCCCTAATGCAACAGTTCATGTTGATACTAGTGATGAGTATTCAGCTAAAGGTTATGCTGTTGGTGCATTAGATCGTGGTCAATCTACTGGCAAACATTCAGCAAAAGATTGGGCAACCTATACCAGCGGTACGGTAGATGGTTCTGGTTATTCGGCTAAATATTGGGCTGAACAAGCAGCAGCATCAGCAGATTCTTTTGACGATAGATACCTTGGCCCAAAATCTAGCGATCCAACTGTAGATAATGATGGTGATGCTTTAAATGCTGGTGATTTATATTATTCTACAAGCTCGTCAATTATGAAAGTCTACAATGGCACTGCTTGGGAAGCAGTGGCAACAAGCACAACTGGACTTGCATCAAATGGCTTTAGCATTGCAATGTCAATTGCCCTCTGATCGGAGATTTAAATGGCACAAAATTTTAGAAGATACAGAGTAACAGGGGTCGGAACAACTGCTGCTGATATTCCAGACGGTTCAGACTTTGACAGTTACGATACGCTAGTCGGCATACACATGGCTAACACAAGCGCAAATGCAATAACGGCATCTGCTTTTATGACTAGCGATACTTCGGCTGGTGACAACATTGGGGCTGATTATGAATTTGCAGTTACGGTGGCTGGTGGTGCTTTTGTTTTAGATACAGTAAGCAAGCCAGCGATTACTATATACAAAGGATTTACATATACTTTTGATGTTAGTAACGCTAGTAACGCCACCCATGTTTTGCGGTTTGCAACTCAAGCTGATGGAGCAAATTCAAGCGGATACACAACTGGTGTAACAGCAACAGGAACTGCGGGTCAAGCTGGTGCAAAGGTTGTAATTGTAACGACAAGCGCAACCCCAACAACTTTGTATTATTATTGTACGGCTCACACTGGAATGGGTAACACAGCTACCGTTTCTGATGTTCATTATCTTATTAAAGACGCAAGCATTCCTTCTGGATCGGCTCTCCAAATTTTGGATGGTGGTGCAAAGATTGTGGTGCAATCTGGTGACAGGTTGTTTGTTCAGTCAAGCGTAGCTGGCTCACTTGATTGTTGGGTTAGTGCGGTCGATGCAATTAGCAGTTAGGTGACACATGGGATATGTAGGTAATCCACAAGCAACGGCATTTAGCAGCAAACCAGCTAAACAAGATTTAACTGGTGCGTCTGGCACTAGCTTGACGCTCTCTCATGCTGTTGCAAATTCGGAAAGCATTTCATTATTTATTAATAATGTTCGGCAAGAGCCTACAACTGCATACTCAGTGTCAGGCACAGCGGTAACACTTACTGGTTCTGTAATAGCGTCCGATGACATATATGTAATTTACAACTCATTGGCTTTGCAAGAAATCGTGCCGCCTGATGGGTCTGTTAGCACAGCCAAGATAGCCGATGGTTCTGTAACTGCCGCCAAGTTAGCGGCTGGCGCAGCGTTTGCTGCTGGTATGGTTATGCCTACTGCAAGCGCAAGTGCGCCTTCTGGTTGGTTAATGGCTTACGGTCAGGCGGTCAGTAGATCAACCTATGCTGATTTGTTTACTGCAATTGGAACTACTTATGGCGTAGGTGACGGTTCATCTACATTTAACCTTCCTGACCTTCGTGGGCGAGTTATTGCTGGTCAAGATGATATGGGTGGTACATCTGCTAATCGTCTTACAGATCAATCAGGTGGATTGAACGGAGATACTCTTGGTGACACTGGTGGTACGGAAACGCATCAACTTACTGTCGCTGAGATGGCAGCACACAGACACGGTTTGGGGGTGCAAGACACTTCTGGTCAAAATGATTACCTCGCTGGTTCAAACAATAATTATGGATTTCAAGTCACTTCAAACTCAACTTATGCCTCAACAACCTCTGTGGGTAGCGATACAGCACACAACAACGTGCAACCTACGATTATTCTCAACTACATCATCAAGACATAGGAAACAGACATGGCTTTATCTAAAATATTACCAGCCAGTCAATCGCAGTTTGCTGGTGCGAGGAATCTGATTATCAACGGTGCGATGCAGGTTGACCAACGGAACAGCGGTTCCTCTGTCTCTGCGCCTACCAATACATACACACTTGACCGTTTAAACACGTATCAAAGTGGTGCTGGTGCGTACAGCGTACAGCAACAGACTTCCGTAACTCCTGTAGGATTTGGTTTTGCTGCAAAAATTAACGTAGACACCGTAGATTCTTCCATAGCGGCTGGTGACTACTACATGCTCACCTATAATTTTGAAGGTCACGACACAGCGCAACTGGAATTTGGTACTTCAAGTGCAAAAACAGTTACGCTGTCCTTTTATGTTCGTTCTAGTCTAACAGGAACATTTAGTGGTGCAATCAATAATAACGCTTCTAACAGAGCATATACATTTGAGTACACTATTGATTCTGCAAACACTTGGGAACGCAAGACAATCACAGTTGCGGGAGACCAGTCTGGAACTTGGGTAGGAGCAGTCAACACAAAGTCAATAAAAATTAGGTGGGCTTTTGCAATGGGTTCCACTTATGCCAACACGGCTGGCTCTTGGGCAGCGGGTGATTACTACGGTACATCTAATCAAGTTAATCTTATGGCTACCTTAAATAATACATTCTACATCACAGGCGTACAGTTTGAAGTCGGAGATGTAGCCACGCCGTTTGAGCATGAGGACATAGGAACTACGGTACGCAAGTGTCAGCGGTACTTTTTTAAATGGGATGAAACTGTTTCTGGCGATGGGGCATTATGGGGTGCGCAGGTAGTTGCTTTGGGTACTAACTATGTAAGAACTCCTGTTTTCTTCCCTGTCAGAATGAGAACAACCCCATCAGCATCAGGTGTTACATATAATAGCTCATCAGGGACAGTTAGCGTACAATTATTAACTCCGAACGGAGCAACGCTTTTTGCTAACGCAACGCTGGGAGGTAGCGGATACTTCAATGGAAATTGGGCGATGAGTGCGGAGCTTTAATATGGAAAAGATGAATATAACATCGGCGCAATACCAAGACCCTGAGGGGAATGGCAGACACTACATTATTAAAGCCACCATCAACGGCACTGAAATGTTTGTACCCCTTGACCCAGATAACACAGAATACGCAGAAATATTACGCCAAGTAGCGGCTGGCGAACTAACAATAGAGGAGGCTGACTAATGCCTTATATTGGAACGCAGCCAACGACAGGTGTATTTACTGAATTAGATGCGCTTACTGCATCAGCCACGGCTGACTATGCTCTCACTTTAAATGGCGCAGCATACAACCCAGCAACAGTTAACAACCTTCTGGTTAGCATCAATGGTGTTATCCAAGCTGGCTCTACGATGAGCTTATCAGGTAGCACACTGACGGTGGGTGCTACTCTGTCATCCTCTGATGTTATAGATTTTGTTAGGGTGTTTGGTTCTGTCGGCACTGTGTCTACACCTACTGATGGCTCAGTTACTACAGCCAAGCTAGGTAACAATGCTGTTACGGATGCTAAGTTAGCTACCAGCTTAGACTTATCTGGCAAAACATTGACAATGCCAGCGGGTTCTATTGTACAAACACAGACGCTTGTTTATGAATCAAAAAACGCTCAAACTCAGGTATCTACAAACAGTACAACTAGCGCACAGATGGGTGCTGGAACTGCTCATGGAGTAGTAGAATTAGCAATAACACCTAAATTCTCAAATAGTAAAATACTCATTACATTGAACTCAAGTATGGGGTTTGTAAATAATGCGTCAGAACTTGTTTGGGAGTTGTATAGAAACTCAACTGGAATACTTGTAAGTTCAGAAGCTCTTGGAACGCCTAATTACTTCGGATGGATGTATTCTTATGCGTCAGGTGGCGCACAATATCGGACACTGTATGCAAGTCATGTAGATACCCCAAATACAACTTCTACGATAACCTACAAACCTTATCATTTAAGAAAAAGTGGCTCTGAATGTTACTCGCTTCACTGGGGGTCGCAAATGGTTATGACGCTTACAGAAATAAAGGTATAGGAGACAGATATGGCATTAACAAAACTAAACAATCAGTCTCTTAGCGCAGTTACGGCAACGGGTATTCCTATTCGTAGCGGTAGTGTGTTGCAAGTTGTAAACAATACTAATGGAGTTAATCAAACAATAACTGGCTCAACTTCGACTGAATTTACAAACATTGCAACAACAATAACACCAACAGTAACAGGGTCTAAAATCTACGTTATTGTAAATCTTTCGTTAGGAAGCAATTACGGTGGTTCTGATTGGTATGTCACAAGATTGTACCGAGATTCTACTTCAAATCAAATAGGGAATAGGCAAGACATTTATTTTAATGAACGATATGAAATGATTGGCCCTAAACTTATGCATAACATTTTTGACCCACTCGCAACAACGGCTGGAACTTCTCGTACTTATAAAATTTATGGCTCTGGATCAGTTTCGGGTGCAAATCTACAGGTCAATTGGTCTAACAATAATACAGAATCATCAATGACTTTGATGGAAATCGCTGGGTAATAAATGGTAGTTGCTGAAGTTCTTACTGGCATCAGTCTTGTTAAAGCCTCAGTTGATTTTATTAAATCTAATATCTCAACATGCAAAGACATAGGGCAGATAGCTAGCCAGATAGATGATTTGTTCACTGGTGAAAAACAGGTACAGCAAGCTAGAGCCAAGAAATCTGGCAGTAGTTTAGGCGATCAGTTTGGTGTTGATACTGTAGCTAAAGAAATGATTGACGCTAGGCTGGCTGCTGAACAGCTACAAGAAGTAGCGACTATGGTTGATATGCGCTTTGGTCATGGCACTTGGGCTGGCATTATAGCTGAGAGAGCCAAGCGTATCCAAGAGGCTAAAGAAGCAGAGGCTGTAGCCAGACGAAAGAAGATACAAAAGGATAGAGAGTTTGAGGAGATGATGAAGCAAGCTGTCCTTGTTGGAGCTATCATTCTTATAGCGGTAGGCTTGTTTGTTTTCCTGATGGTCAGTGTAGCAAAGGCGTTTGTAATATGATCAGTGTTGAGCAGTTTCTTAAATGGAAAGTTTTGCCAAGATGTATGATGCTTGCATCTACAGTTATGTCTTGGCGGTGTGCTGAATGGTTCATGGAATTGGATGCACCTACTGCCAGTCAGTCAGCGTTTGTATCTGTAGTTATGGGCGTAATGACAGGTGTGTTTGGCATTTGGATGGGGCATGAGCATAAAGGTGAAACCAAATGAAGAACGCAGCTACAAGACTGAACGAGGCTAGTGAGGTTACAATCCCACTACGCAATCTTATCAGCATGATTGCTTTTACTGGTGTGTCTGTCTGGGTTTACTTTGGATTGGTGGAACGCATTGCTTTTCTTGAACATAACCTTGAGTTGACTATGCAAGAAGTAGAAGAAAACGATAACTGGATTGATGAGTTTGAGCCGCCAAAGTCTGTGCAAGATACGGTTGCAAGGGTTCACGATTTAGAGATTGAAATAGCTAGAATAAAACTAATGTTAGAGGCTAAGTAATGATACAAGCATTGATTGGGCCGATTGCATCATTAGCTGGCAGCTGGATGGAATCAAAAGTTGAGCAGACTAAAGCTAAAGGTAGGGTTGCTTTGGCAAAGGCTGATGCTGAAGCTGAGTTGATGAAGCATGAAGCTGGTTGGGAAAAAATTATGGCTAAGTCCAGCGACAATAGCTGGAAAGACGAAGCATGGACTATTTTGTTTATAGCTATAATTGCTATGTGCTTCATTCCCTTTACTCAGCCCTATGTTGAGCGTGGCTTTACAGCTTTAGATGCTACACCTGATTGGTTTCAGTACGCAGTTTATGCTTCAATAGCCGCAAGCTTTGGATTGCGCAGCTTAAAGGGTATAAAGAAATGAAACTATCAGAGCATTTTAGTCTTGAGGAAATGACCAAAAGCCAGACAGCTTTGCGGCGTAACCTTCCTAATACGCCCTCAGAAGCTCAGACAGAGGCGTTAGTTCTTTTGTGTGAGAATGTACTAGAGCCAGTGCGAAGCCACTTCAGCATACCTTTTACGCCCAGCAGTGGCTATCGCAGTGCCGAGCTTTGTGTTGCGATAGGTAGTTCTGTGTCTAGTCAGCATGCAAAAGGTGAAGCTGCTGACTTTGAGGTGCCATCTATATCTAATCTTGAGTTGTGTACTTGGATTATTAACAACCTAGATTTCGATCAGATTATTCTTGAGTGTTATACTGGTGGTAATACAGGATGGGTACACTGTAGCTACAAGGCAGAAGGTAATCGTAAAGAAGTTCTCACATACGATAAAGAGAATGGTTATCGTAAAGGCTTGCTAACTTAAAATGGGCCAGCCGTAATTTGGGAAACGACTGACCCACTAGCAGGTGGAGAACTAATCAACCTGCTTTAAAATGGTACATCTTCATTTGGCTCTGCGCTAGTTTTTTCTGTTTCTAATTTCATTAAGTCACTAGCTGATATAGATTTTAAACCACTGGTTTCGTCTTTGATGTTGTCGCCAAACTCAGGTATCTCATCGTCTATTGGTTTAGGCTTGTATTCTGATACCTGCAAAGACATGTAAGCATTGTCATCTTTCATCTCTTTCCAAGATGCAATCTTCCAGTCTTGATGCAGCCCATCAAGTGGGCCACTGTAGTCGGGTGCTTTCTCATTGCCCCTCTTGTCGTTAGGAAATAAGCATCCTATCTTTTGGAATACTTCGATGCGCTTCTTGCCATCTCTGGACTCAGCCATGATGAGTGCTACTTGTCCGTCTTCTCCCATAACATTAAGCTTGCCTTGTAGTATAAGCTGTTGCTCGGGAAAAGGTTTGAAGGCTGCGCCTCTGTTGGTGTTGTCATATTCAGTCATTGCTGTTCTCCTTTTTTGTACGCTCTTGTAAGAGCCATAATATTTTTTCTACCTTATGCTCAAGGTTAGTGAGTCTGATTTTTATTTCTTCTAAATGTAAAACAAACTTTGAAGAAAACATTAGTCAGCCCTCCATATCCTATGATGGTTAAGGTTCTCTCTTCTTGTAGCAATTTTTATATCCCATGCTTTTGCAGCCTGTCTTATAGCTGCAACAAAGCCAGTACCAATAACGATGCTGTCTCCTTTCTTCATACGTTTTAAGATACTGTACTTTGATCCATATCCATTTGGCATGGGTACGCCTTTTTCAATTTGATATTGTTCCATTACCACTTCTCCTCTGGTGGCAACCTACCATCGTCATCAAGCTTAACGCTCTTGACCTTTGTTACCTTAGGGTTGGGCATGCTAGCTGAGTTACCGTCATCATCTTCTGATGGTAGTCCGAATGCAGACTGTAAGCCATAGCGTTTAGCATATGTGATACCGCTGCCCATCTTCTGTGGATCAGTAGGGTCTTTGACTAGGACAGGTGTGCGTCCAGTTATATACTCGCCCGACTCATGCATAACAATTGTAGTTACAAAGATGTGATGCTCATTAAAGTCAACAGGCTGTGTAAATGTAAGGCCACACTTGCCAGCCTCCACTCTGACAGTCTCAATAACTTCTTCAAGACTAGCATAGTTTGATTTGAAGAATGGATTTTTTGCAGTCTTCTTAGCTGCTGCTCCAGTGTTGTGAAACTGGATAAGTGCTTTGGTTATGTTCTTTAGTTCCATTTTAGTTCTCCTTGACTGTGATGCGTAATGATCCGCGCTTGTCGCGTTTGATGGCTAGAAGATCACAGTATACTTCTCGCTCATCGTCACCAACCATAGCTTTGAGGTCAGACTTGGCTGACTCAAATAGCTTTGCTGATTTCTCTTGTTCAATGTAGTCATGGCATCGGCTGATAAATTCGTTGTCGGCTGATGCATCTCGTTTGACTAGGCCATCGACCTTGATCTTATCTATAGATACAGGTGGCACTTCGTTGTCACCGAAAGGGCGGGTGTCCTCAGTGACATGCCTCCAGAACTCGGTGATGTGTACCTTCATCTTGTTGATGTAGTCCCAATCTTTCTGTACATATACAGCAGCCCACTTGCGGTTGCCAAAGATTACAGATAGATAGCAGCCCTTGGCTTGATGTAGCCACATGTAGAACTGCATCTGTGGCATGTACATACTCAAACAATTTTCCATATTGTTTGTTTCGTATGTATGCTTGCACTCAATGATCTCGTCAGTAAATTTTCTGTCCATCATAATGTGACCATCGACTTGACCCTTGAGAGGCACACCTTCCCAGTTCATCTCTGCTGTAAGACCATTACCTTCGCCTTTGTGCATGACATGCTGTACTGTTTCAGTGTCAGTGAACATCTGTTTATCAAACCAACGCTTGTTAAAGTGTTCAGTCTCTGAGCCTAGTTGTACTGCTAAATTATCTGAAAGATCATCAGGCTGTTTCTTGCCTGTCTTCTCTTCCCACAAGGCAACCCAATCGCCTCGCATAATGCGGTTCATATCTGAGCCGCCTAAAAATCCTAGTCTGTTCATAGTAGTTCTCCTTTTGATTTATTATACTGCAACTATGCAGTTAGATCAAGCTTCTTTTGTTGTAGTGATGAGAGCATTAACTCTCTACGTCTGAGTCTCCACTTGATATGCTTGTGAAACTCTGAGTATGCAGGCCAGAAAGTGGTAGTCTCGGATACCTGCTTGATTGCATACTTAACTATGTCTGCTGGATACACTGACAGTTCATTAGCTATAGCTTGTATTCGCATTGCATGATCGTCTGATGACTCACCTGCTGGCTTCACCACCAGCGCAGCCAGCAGCGTGAGGTCATCGACTAACATTTCTTTAGGCATGGGAACCATAGCTTGCATAACTGTAGCTATACATTTGTTTACATCATCGACCGATGTTGATTCTATTCTGTAGCCACTGACAATAATATCTACGCCATCATCCTTGAAGCTACTGCGACTAATCTCTACTACCTTGCAGCCTGTTGTGCATTCTAGCGAAGTGAGAAGCAGACTGTCGACTCTGGCTGGATTGTTTACCTGTAGCATTCGATCCAGACCTGCCTGTATTTGATCGCCACTCAATATGATTTGAACACCAGTATCTGTAGGCTCTGTCGAAGGACGCAAATTTTTTGCCTGTTGCTTGATGGTAGTTAACGAACTTATCTGCTTGAGCGACATGATCTATAGCCTCCTTGTGTTTAGCATCTATGGATTTGCAAAGGTCATCGCTTGGAACCCATCCATCCGGAACCTGACCCTTTGTATTCTTTGTTTCCTTATTGGTTATTGATAGGTTAGTGTTGCTGTCTGCAACAGAGGTGTTGCTGTCTGCAATAGGGGTGTTGCAGTGTGCAATATCTTTTGGGAATATTATGTAGCGTGTTGACTTGCCTGTGTGTCCACGATCTCTAGTTAGATAGCCGTGATCTTCCAGCCAGTGCAGCTTGCGCGTTACTGTAGCTACAGACATAGCAGTACGTTGTGATAGTCGGCTGAGACTAGGCCAGCATAGGTGCTTGTCTTCATCTGCATGATCTGCAAGCACAACCATTAGCCATTTTGCATAGCAGTCAGGTATCTCTGACTTGATTGCCCTCGCCATTAGTAGGAATGCCATCGTAGTTCTCCTTCAATAATGGTGCTATCTTTTCTTCAAAGACATCACCATCAAAGATGATTAGTGTTTTGGGTTTACCTTCCCTGCGCTTGTAGAACAGCACATCTCTAACTACAGTAAAGGGATTGGGAAAGTTTGATTTGTCTCGGTACTTTACTTCAACCACCAAGGCGTTTTGTCCGACTTGCCAGATGATGTCTCCGCTATACTCGCCTCCCAACGCTCCGCTGAGAGGTTGCCTCTTCGCTTTGAACCCGAGCTTTTGTAACCACTTGACGAATGTTCGCTCATGGTAGTCTCCTTTTGCGCGACTCTTGCTTGCCATGTGTCTGCCTCATAACAATCAATACAGATTGTGTGATAGGTTGGTGGTTTTTCTGTAGCTAATATGCATACAAACCAAGGGGTCTTATCATTGCAAGCATCGCATGGGTATGCTTCACCTACTTTATCGTAGAGTCTTTTTTTTATGGACTTTGATCGTAAGGCCAAGTGCATCTAACCAACATGCAAACAAGAATCCAGATGGTACTCGTTTGTGTTGCTCCCATTTGTGTATTAAAGATTCAGCGCATCCAATTTTGTAAGCTAAATTTTTCTGAGTCAACTTTTGTTTTGTTCGATGAACAACAAGTTGACCGATAACATACTGATATGTATCAGTAACTTCAGTCTCTACTTTGTAGTGCTGAAAGTTTTTCAATAGCTTCACTAACTTTATTGGCTGTATCGTAGCGTAAATCTTTGCCTAATCTTGCACGATAAAAGGTAGAGTCAGGCACTCCGGCACAAGCAAAAGCATCCTTGAGTTTGATATGTAAGTGCGCTGACTTGTCTACTAATTGTTCCATGTATGTAATCATGCAGCCAATATGCTTGCAAGATTGCAGTTATGTCAATGGTCAAAATTCTGTAGACCCTTTCTCGTATTCACCAAGGCTTGACCAGCCACCAACTACATGTGTTTCTCTGGGATAGTAGTGACCAGTGTCTTCTTCAACAACATCATCAGCGAATGCATTGTCAGGAAGCATTGCGTTATTTAATTGCCAACCTTTTTTATTACGCTCAAGTTCTATGTTGTATCCATAGTTGATGCTTGATAGCGGCTTGTCTTCTTCGCGTTGGTATCTACCGTTTCTAGGCATCATCTTCTTCCTTGTAAAAATCTTTGCCCCACATTATAAGCTGGCCTCTACCAGACTTACCTTTTCTTTTGCGATGATCAACAACTATCAACCCTTTTTCTTTTAATGATTTAAACCTAGCTGTAACTGTGCTGTATCTAAGGTGATCCAACCTATCTAATACGTCATCCATAATGCAGCCACTGTCAGTGAATGTGCAAATAGCATAGTAAACTTTTTTCTCCATGCGAGTGACATCAAGTGAATCAGCAGCATCATGGCTAGTGCTTGGGTCACGGCTGCGGGCTAGCTTAAATGCTGGCGTGTCAAACAAATCGTCAGCTATTTTTTGTCCTTGTTCTATAACATTCATGTTAGTTCTCCTTGTTAGAACATGTTGGATTATGAATCTTCATATCCCACCACATATTTTTTAATTTGCCTGTGTCTATGACAGGCGTTTTTGATTGGCATTCAGACTCGATAATAATTTTACCACTTGCTGTTTCAAAATCAGTCATCATATTCAATGCTGTTTCGATAGCATCGCCTTCATCTTCAGCGTACACAACTTTGTAAACTGTGTACTGCGTCATCCATTTGAGATCATCACCTTTGCAATGAGTGCAAGTATCTTGTTCAGAATACATATAATTGTTGCATTCTCTGCATTTAAGAAACTCTTCGACTGTGCGTCTGCCAGTTATATTAGTACGGAATATCATCGTTCAAATCCTGTGGTGGGTGGGCTGCTTCCCATGCTGCTGTCGCACGTTCAATAAACTTTTGCTTTTTGAAGCGTGGATTTGTAGCTGCAAGATCATCAGCCATAGTTAAGATTGCAGTAGGCCAAGGTAGCAGTGGTGCTACCTTGTCTGCGAGATACTCAAAGTGTCTTTGTTGCATCAGTGGCATTACTTTATCTCCTTCAAAGGTGGACGATATGATTGATCTTCGTTTGCATCACGATCAAGAACCTCAGTATATGTGTCATACACTTTGTCGATAGCCCACTTGCATTGGCTAATGGTGGTGGCAAACTCAGACTGTTCGTCATGGCAACGATCGTGAAGCAAATCAATAATTTGTTTAGCTTCAGTGATCTGATTGATGAATGATATCTTCATGTTAGTTCTCCTTGTTAATGAATCAGTGAGCGACACCGCCCCTCGTATCGGGCGGGGGCGGTGACGCGAAACGATTATGATGTTAGTGGTGAAGCAACATGCCAGCTATTTAGTTTGAATACTTTGGCTAACTGATTCTGACGCAGACGTTGCGTGTTAGCTGGTGAATTAGATTCGTCTGTATGACTAGCCCAGTAGGTGCATGCATTGTACAATGCCCACTTGTTACCACCTAGCTTGGCTTTATCTGCATACCAGTAGCCCATCAGTCGCTCAAGCTGACGCTCATTCCATTTGAATGTGCTTGTCTTGTTGGGTGTGCGGCAAATGGCATGCTTGAAGAATCGTTCAGCCATATCATTATCTACGCTGGTTGACATCCAAGATTTGTATACATCTTTTGTATTTAGAAATGCCTCAAGCCCTGCTTGTATCTTGGCTGCACTGCCTTCTACATTGACATTGGTTGTGTGCTTTGCCCATGTATTAGCTACAGTGTCAGCATGTGTGCATCCATTGAGACACCATAAGCGCAAGCCGAATGCTGATTGCTGGAATGCCCAGCTACTATCGTATGAGTTAAAGAACTGCACGCGGAACCTTACATAGTCACCGACTGCTGGCTCCATTACTAGGTCAGCGAAGTCGATAGTGCCGCGCAGCTTGGCACCGTTATCAAAGATTTCAATTTTTGTATTGTAATCTTTAGATACATTCGACTGGCTAACAGCATCCATGACTGAGTTAACTACATCGTCATGCTTGATTGCTTTGTACTTAGAGCCATGAACACCAAGCACTTCATTAGTATCTGTGCGTACAATGCAGCGAGCCATTGACTCAGGTACATTGTGATAGGTTGGGTCATTGTCTTTGATTGCTGCCAAGTTCCAAGTCTCTACTGGAAAAGACCAGCAATCTTCTACTAGGCTGTTGCCTATAACAGTTACTCCATCCATTGTTAGTTCTCCTTATGAATGATGGCGCAGTATTACGCCGCTGATTATCACAACTAATGAGAACATCAGTAATGTGATATGAATGTAGAATCCTGCGTCAGTCACAGGATTCAATGCTGAACATATGATTGTCATCATAAATCCAATTCCGATTAAACTATTTGCGATCATGTTAGTTCTCCTTGTTGCATACTTGCAGTATAAACTATGTATTGCAGAGTGCAATACCTAATATTCAATATGTATGCCGTGGCGTGTGATGCTGCAATCATCATTGCATTCATTATCAATTTGCTTTTGCTCATAGCAGCTATAGCAATACATATCATCTGCTTCTGGGCAATACACTGATGCGTTGCGTTGATCGCAAGTCGCGCATTTACTCCGTCTAGTATAAAGCATTTACATCTCCTTCACGGTTCCATTTCAGATACTGAAAGTTGGAATCGAATTTTCAAACACGAATTGTTTAAAGTCTGCCGCGCAAGTACTCAGCCGTGGCGTGTTCCCCCTGCGGGGTGCGGGGGGAGCGACTAGCGACACCCGCTGGATGGAACATAAAAAAAGCTCCGCAGCCGAAGCTGCGAAGCTGATGTGTCAGTTACCTATGCTGACTTCTTCTTGAGTTGCTTGTACTGTGCGTCCAGTGCATCCATTGCACTCGCTGCTGCGGCTGACTTCTGATGCTCATCAGGAAATAACTGCTGCGAACACTCGGTTAACAGTTGCTTTAGCAGTTCGTTGCATTCCAACTGTGTCTGCTGCCATTCGATGTCGCGGTTACGCTGTAGAATCTTGTCGTTATCAAGGACAACACCATGTTCTTTGTGTTCGATGTAGTCGTTAAGATTCTCATCTTGCAACTGCTCAATCTTCTTGTTCTTTGAGTTCGTGTTCCAGTCAACATCATTGATGAACTTGGTCACAAAATACTGAAGTGTTGATTGGTGTGTACGATCAGAAAGTGTGAAGACACGATTGAGGTCTTGTGCGAAACCGTTTTTGTTTGATTGCTTAGTCATCTTAGTTCTCCTTTGTGATACCGAGACCCTTCTCGGCTTATGCCCCATCCAGATCATGGCTGTTATCAAAAGGCAAGTCAGGCTCGGGCGGCATTGGATGATCGCCTACAGCCCGCTTGCGCGATAGCGCATGATAAGCGCGGGCTGTTAGTCAGCTTATGAACAGATCGCCTCTATGCGATATGAGCATAAGCTGGCGTGGCGACCACCAATGGGCGAGACTTGCCTTTGGATGGCAGTTATGATGTGGATAATGGGGCTTGCCGAGAGGGGATCGGTATCTAGCAAACAAAGGAGAACGCGTAGATGACTTGCAATCAATTTACAAAAACGAGTGTAGCGCGAGGCATCAAGCGTGGCTTCACAATAGCTGATCCTTTCATTGGTGCTGTGTATTGGTGAAAATACCCATGTGTATTGAGCGTGTTTCATGCGCGATGTAACGTCCGTCAGTGATGGGATCAACAGATCACATCTCTGTCGCAACGGCCATCTGGCGCATGAGTATGCCACGCTCATTGCCTTGTTGCTGCGATGTGTTGCAACGAGACAGTCGATGCTACCCTTAGCAATCGACAAGCTAGTGGTTAGTGGCTAGGTGTGTAAATTGTGCGGTTGACAAGCCGAGAATAATTGACTGATAGTGGGGGGGGACACACGGGGGGGCAGATGACCGAGATTGTGAAGCTTACCGATAAACAGACTGCATTGGTGGATACACTTGTAGCAACAGGCTGTAGCATAACAGAAGCAGCAAAGCTTGCTGGGTACGCTGATGGCGAGTCCGGTAGAGTAAGTGCTAGCAAGGCTTTGCGGACAGGACATGTCCAGCAGTACATGATGCAACGGATAGGTGAGAGTATGGGTCTCAATGCTACGGTGGCTGCGGCTAAGATGCTGAACTTAGCAAGAGGAGCCAAGAGTGAGTACGTTCAGCTAGAAGCTAGTAAAGATATCTTGGACAGGGCTGGCTTCAAGGCTCCGGACAAGCACATGCATTTGCATAAGGGTGATATTAGTGTCAGTATAGACTTGAGCTAGATTCGCAATGCGAATCGTTGCTCTGCGTGGGTGGGGTCCAAAAAAGAGGGCACGTGAATGGCAAGGTGTCCCTAACTCACATGATAGTTAAAAAAAGCTCGCAAGGTTTAGATTTATTTTTTTTAGTCAGAGGTTCGTCTTATGTGTGTAAGTAGTGGTGGTAGCGGGGCTAGTACAGATTATAAGGACACCAGTGAAGAGCCTATCGTTAGCAAGTACGAACTTACTGTTGAGCAGAAGAAAGAAAACAAGCGTCGCAAAAGCTTACTTGCTTCCAAGAAAAAGAAGTCTGGCGGTGATGGTGGTGATAACACAGACCTTGGTGCTGGCAGTAGCGGCAATTGGAATAGTGGACTTTCAACGCCTACTGCGAGTAGTGGAAACGTAATCACATGAGCAAGACAGCAGCATGGCAGAGAAAAGAAGGTCAGAACCCAGCAGGTGGGTTGAACGCTGCCGGACGCGCATCTTACAAGGCACAAACAGGCGGCACACTCAAAGCCCCAGTGAAGGGCGGCGCAGACACGCCGCAGAAACTGAGGCGCAAAGGAAGTTTCTTGACACGCATGGGTTCCGCGAAGGGGCCACTAAAGGATGAGAAGGGCAGACCTACTCGTTTAAAGAAGGCATTGGTTGCGTGGGGTCACAGTGGTGACAAGGCTAGTGCTGTTTCAAAGGGTCGCTCACTTCTGAAGCGTTACCAGAACACAAAGAAAAGGAAAGCCAATGCCTAATGTCGCTGGAAAAAGTTACGCCTACAATGCTGCTGGTAAGAAGAAAGCAAAGAAAGCCGCGCAGAGTTTACTCACTAAGCAACAGAGAACGCTTCCGAAGGCTATCCAAGCCAGCATCGTTAAAAAGAAGATGGAGAAGGCATAATGGCTGACAAAGAATCACAGAAAAAAGGCGCGATCAAACCGTCTACTTTGTTAAAAACAGGCGGCACAAAAGATGGCGAAGGCAAAGACAATCCTACAGCCGGATTAGCTAAAAAATTATTTGCTGTAGAAACTCAGGCAGCAAAAGATTATGGAGTTTATAACAGCCCTGATTACGCTGGCTGGCGTAAAAGAAACAATCTTTCTAATACAAGTGGCGTTGGCGAAAAAGCAGACAAGCTTCAAAAACAATTAGCGTCTAAAAATGTATCTATGTCCGATATAAATGCTGCAAACGCATTTATAAAAAAATGGCACACGCCCTTAGTTGGGTTAGATAAGACTCGCGCAAAATCATTTAAAGAAGAGTCGGCAAAAGCAAAAAGAAAAATGCCATTCTCAAGCTCAATGGCTTTAGTTAATGTTGCTGCGAAAAAAGCAAGAGATGCTGCGAGGAAATAATGACTAAGTATCAAAAACATGACGGTTCAGTCTATGAAGGCCCAGTTCTTGTTATGCCTGATGGACGCATTAAGTCTGGGGCTACACTAACTGCTGACTCTGTTCGCTTGTTTCCAGTGCCAGAGCGTTCACGAGATGCAGATGGTGGCTTTCAATCTGATGACCCTTCTACGCCAGAAATCAATGAAGCTTGGGAAGGTGGCAAAGCACCAATCAAAAAGAAAAGCAGAAAGAAAAAGTAATGGCAGTTAATGCAGCGGGTAATTATACCAAGCCAACTATGCGTAAGTCTTTATTCAATCGCATCAAGGCTGGGAGCAAAGGCGGTTCAAGCGGTCAATGGTCTGCGCGTAAGGCTCAAATGCTTGCCAAAGCTTACAAAGCCAAAGGCGGGGGTTACACTTCGTGAAGAAGCCACAAAAATCTTTGATGAATTGGACAAAGCAAAAGTGGCGTACCAAGTCAGGTAAGCCATCTACTCAAGGCTCAAAGGCCACTGGTGAGCGTTACTTGCCTGCCGCTGCTATAAAAGCTATGTCTAGCTCTCAGTATGCAGCGTCTTCCAAGAAGAAACGTGAAGACAAGTCAAAGGGCAAACAGTTTTCCAAGCAGCCTAAAGCCGCTGCTGCAATAGCAAAGAAATACAGATGAGTTTTCTGCACACACTCAAAGTAGAAGAGCGTGACCTACTTCGCAAAATAGTGAAGAAAGTACACCTTGTTCACCACCCAGAAGAATTTTGTAATGACCGCGAGGCTGATAAAGTTATAACCACAATTGGCCCAGAGGTTGTTGAACGCATGATTAAGTTCGGTAAGGACAACAAGGTTGACCAACTTTAATTACAAGCCTGACGGCAATGTGTTAAAACAATTTATGAAAGATGATAATTTCTTTCGTGGCATTCGTGGGCCAGTGGGTTCTGGTAAATCTGTTGGTTGTTGTGTCGAGGTGTTTCGCAGAGCCTTGATGCAAGAAAAAAACAAAGCTGGTTTACGCCGCAGCCGATGGGCAATTATTAGAAACACTAACCCACAATTGAGAACAACCACTATAAAAACTTGGCTTGACTGGTTTCCAGAAGAAGAGTGGGGCAAGTTTATGTGGTCGGTTCCATACACTCACTGGATTAAACAGGGTGATCTGGAACTAGAAGTAATCTTCCTAGCACTCGATAGGCCCGAAGATGTCAAAAAGTTACTCTCCCTTGAACTCACTGGCATCTGGATTAATGAGGCTAGGGAGATACCTAAATCAATTATTGACGCATGTACTATGCGTGTTGGTCGTTTCCCTTCTATGCGTGATGGTGGGCCTAGTTGGTCTGGGGTCATCGCTGATACTAATGCTCCTGAGGAAGATCACTGGTGGCCTATCATGTCTGGTGAAGTTCCTGTGCCGGATCATATTCCGGTAGAGCAAGCGCGTATGCTTGTTAAGCCTGACAACTGGACATTTTATGTGCAACCATCTGGCATGATAGAAGAAACAGACAAGAATGGCTCTGTGCTTGATTATAAAGAAAATAAAAAAGCAGAAAACTGCAAGAACATGCTGAAGACTTATTACCCTAATTTAATTAGGGGTAAGACAAAAAGCTGGATTGATGTATATGTAATGAATAAACTTGGCTCAATCCAAGAGGGCAAGCCAGTGTATCAAAGCTTTGTAAGCGAAACACACATAGCGACAGAAGAAATACCCATCGCTCATGGCGTTCCTTTGTACATTGGAATTGACTTTGGCCTTACGCCTGCCGCTGTGTTTGGGCAAAAAGTTAGAGGCAGATGGTTAATCCAATCAGAGATTGTAGCTATTGATATGGGGATTGTAAGGTTTGCAGAAGTGCTGCGCCAAGAGATTGCCACTAGATTTTCAAACCTAGATGTAAAAATATTTGGTGATCCGGCTGGTGACTTTCGCGCACAGACCGATGAAAGTACACCTTTTCAGATACTTAGGGGTGCTGGGCTAAGAGCAACACCTGCTCCAAGCAATTCTGTTGACCTTCGTCTTGAGGCTGTAGCTTCTTCATTGAACAAAATGGTTGAAGGCAAGCCAGCATTTTTAATTGATAGACGTTGCCCAACACTTATTAAAGGCTTTGAAGGCGGGTATTGCTATCGGCGAATGCAAGTTTCTGGCGAACGATTTGATGACAAGCCTGATAAAAACATGTACTCACATATACATGACGCTCTTCAATATCTAATGCTTGGTGCTGGTGAGGGCAGAGCTTTAATATCTGGGCAAAAACCTTTAAGGGCATTCAATGCGAAGTCTGAATTTGATGTGTTTGCAAGAAAGCCAAAGCAGCAAAAGCGTCAAGGTCTTTGGGCAAGAATGTAAATTGTGCGTTGCGTTAATTGGTTAATTGTGTTTATGCATAAATGATCTAATACAAGGAGATTAACATGTGTTTAGGTGGTGGCGGTAGCAAGCCCAAAGAAGACCCTGTTGTAAAACAAGAGCAAGAGTCTCAAAAAGCAGAAGAAACTCAGCAGAAAAAAGTTCGCAAGCAAGAAGCTTTATCTGATACTTTAACAACAATGCGTGGTGGTCGAGGTCGGCGTTCACTAATTAAAAGTGGCAGCGGTGGCATGGGCTTTTATAACGAGTATCTATAATGATAGTTAGCAATGATTCGCAGAATGGCGTGTATGAAGGCGAAAAAACTGCCCTCAAATATTTAAAGAAATATGAAAACGCCAAATCGCAACGCGAAAACTTTTTGCCGTTGTTTGAGGAATGCTATGAATATGCATTACCTCAACGCGAATCATTTTATGCAGAGTCAGTAGGGCAAAGAAGAGATGATAAAATCTTTGATGAAACGGCAGTTGTTGGCGTTCAAGAATTTGCTTCGCGCTTGCAGTCAGGCTTGGTTCCTAATTTTGCTAGATGGGCGGATTTTACTGCGGGGTCTGAAGTTCCGGTTGAAGAAAAAGATGAAGTTAATAATCAGCTTGATGAAGTCACGGATTATGTCTTTGAGGTTATACAAAATTCAAACTTTGGTCAGGAAGTTCACGAATCGTTTATGGACTTGGCGGTAGGCACAGGTGTCCTGTGCGCTATGGAAGGCGATGCAGTTAATCCTGTAATGTTTTCTGCAATACCATTGCCGCATGTAGTTCTTGATACTGGCCCTGACGATCAGGTGGATCATGTTTATCGTGAGCGTTCTGTGCGTAACTCAGACATTCCTGTAATGTATCCAAAGGCAAGCCTTTCAGATAAAATATTACAAAGAATTAAAAATAATCCAGATGAACGTACTAAGATATTAGAAGTTGTTTGTCGTGATTACTCAGTAGTAAATCAAAAAGCATTCTTCTTTTATGCAATAGAAACAAACACTAAGCAGATAATTAAAGAAGAAAAATACACTGGCATTGGTTCTAATCCGTTTATTTGTTTCCGATGGTCTAAAGTATCTGGTGAAATTTATGGGCGTGGCCCATTGATGAATGCCTTAAGTGCAATTAAAACTACCAACTTGACTATTGAGTTAATCCTTGAGAATGCACAAATGGCAATCTCAGGCATTTACCAGATGGATGATGACGGTGTTATTAACCCAGATACTATTAATCTTGTTCCCGGAACGGTCATACCAAAAGCCGCTGGCTCCATGGGTTTGCAGCCTGTTCAAGCTGCTGGGTCTTTTGATGTTGCTAACCTTGTTCTTAGTGATATGCGTTTGAATATTAAACGTGCATTATATAATGATATGCTTGGCAATCCTGATAAAACACCAGCGTCTGCAACAGAAATAGCAGAACGTATGGCTGATTTATCTAGGCGTATTGGCTCTGCATTTGGAAGATTGCAAGCAGAACTCGTGCAGCCTGTGCTGCAACGTGTTGTTTATATTCTAAAAAAACAAGGACGCATTGAACTGCCTACAATGAACGGTAGAGAAGTAAAGGTTCGTTCTGTTTCACCTCTTGCACAGGCGCAAGCTAATCAAGATATTTCCTCCGTAGCTAGATTTCTTGAACTTGTGCAAGGCAGATTTGGCCCAGAGCTTACAAACATTTTAATTAACTCAGAAGAAACTGCGGCATATCTAGCCAAGAAGTTTGGTGTGCCTGACACTCTTATTCGTGATCTTGAAGAGCGTCAGCGTATAGTTCAGAAGGCGCAGCAAATGGCACAGCAACAACAAATGCAAGGAGGCCCGCCAATTGATCAAGGATAGGGAGTTTCTAGCCCTTGATGGATTTCGCCGTGATAAGAGTGAAGACACAAAGATAAACTTAAACATAGCTACACTATTCAATACAGATGCAGGGCGATCTGTATTAAAGTATTTACGTTCCATAACAATTGAACAGGTTAATGGTGCTGGCGTTTCTGACGCTGAACTGCGCCATATGGAAGGACAGCGATATATCGTTGGCCTCATTGAAACTCGTATGCAACATGCACACAAAAACAAAGAGGTTAAGACATGAACGAAGAAGCACAGGTAGAAGATTCCGGCGTAGTCACTGAAGGTGGCGATCCATTGCTGCAAACAGATGAGCAGGCTCGTCCAGATTGGTTGCCGGAAAAATTTAAAACAGCAGAGGATTTGGTAAACTCATATACAAGCCTTGAAGGGAAGCTTGGTCAAAAAGACGAAGACATCCGCAATGCTGTTATTGAAGAGCTTAGTAATGAAGCATTTGCTAATCGTCCAGAAACTGCTGGTGACTATCAGTTGCCGGAAACAATTGACGATGAAATGGCTACTGATAATGAACTTCTTAAATGGTGGTCTAATACTGCATTTGAAAATGGATATAGCCAAGAGCAGTTTGAGGAAGGCATCAATATGTATGCTGAGGCTCTTAACGCTAATGTTCCTGATTATGATGCAGAGGTTTCTAAGCTTGGTGACAATGCCGAAGCTAGGCAAGAAGCCGCAAGCTTATTTGCTAATCAGTTTTTTGAAGAGCAGCATCTTTCAGCTATTGAACGCATGTGTGAAACCGCTGATGGTATTGAAGCACTAGAGTTTATGATGCAATCAATGCAGCAAGGTGGGCCATCTATTGACGGTCAAGCTGTAGCTACTGTTACTCAAGATCAATTAAATCAAATGATGTTAGACCCTCGGTATCACGACCCAGTTAAACGAGATCAAACATTCATTGCTGAAGTAGATGCTGGCTTCAAGCGTTTATATGGATAAGGAAGTTGGACGCATTGGGCGGTTGTCATTAGTAGAAGCTAGCTTAAATCACGCTAGAATGATCGCTGACAGCCTTAGAATGCATGACGCTAGAGAATGCCTCATATATGGCTTAACGCCGTTAGAAGCTCTTATAGAGCCGTTTACGGTAAAAGACAGCAGAACCTATGCTATAAAATTTAACGAAACTGTTATAGCTATGTGCGGAACTGTGCCTGTTTCAGAGGGTGTTGGCAGAGTTTGGATGCTCGGTACTGGGGGTGTTAATGAAAACTATCGCATTTTTTTGCGTGGCTGCAAACCAGCAATAGATATATTGCAGGGAGAATATGAGGTTGTAGAAAACTTTGTTCCACAAGATCATGTTGACACAATTATGTGGCTAACATGGTGTGGTTTTATATTTGATGAAGAGGTCTATAATATTCACGGTCACAACATGATGCGTTTTGTGCGTTGCAGAGAAAGAAAAAATAATGTTTATTACCTAGAACGGCCTGTAATGCATTGAGCGACCCATACGGACAATCGCATTGAAAGTGAAAAACAGACAACCGCAGTAAGTATATCAACCTTAATCCTATGAAGAGGACTGTAAAATGGCGAATACAATTGACACCGCCTTTATTAAACAGTTTGAATCAGAGGTTCACATGGCTTATCAGCGCATGGGTTCTAAACTGCGGAACACTGTGCGTACTGTATCAAGCGTCCGTGGGAACACTGTTCGATTCCAAAAAATCGGAACAGGCTCTGCTTCAACTAAATCACGAAACGGTATGGTAACTCCAATGGAGTTGGCACACACTAACGTAGAAGCAACAATGTCTGATTTCTATGCTGCCGAGTATATCGACAAGCTAGATGAATTGAAGACAAACATTGATGAGCGTCAAGCTGTAGCAAAATCTGCTGCTGCTGCTCTTGGTCGCAAGACTGATGAGATTCTTATCACTGCTATGGATGCTGGTGCAAACTCAACTCAAATTAGCGCAACTGGTGCTGCTCTTACAAAAGCAAACCTGTTAACCCTTTTTGAAACATTTGGTTCAGCTAACATCCCAGAAGATGGCGGGCGTTATCTTGCGATGCACCCTGCTGGTTATGCTGACTTGTTCAACATTACTGAGTTTGCTTCAAGTGACTTTGTTGGTGAGCAAAACCTACCATTTGCTGGCGGCATGACAATGAAAGAGTTTCTTGGTTTCAAGATTTTCTCTACATCAGCCGTTACTGCCGGTAAGAATATGGCGTATCACACATCATCTATAGGACTTGGTATTGGTGCAGATGTTACAACTGAACTAAACTATGTCCCAGAACGTGTGTCACACCTTGCAACCTCAATGATGTCCATGGGTTCTATTGTTATTGATGACAATGGTATCTATGAAGTCCTTGACAACAACTAGGAGGATTAGACATGGCATACGCAGCATCTGGTCTTAATCGTCTTGCAGGGGCGTCTAATGGCAACCTGTGGTTTTATACTACCGCAGACGCTATTGCTACTGTGAACACAGCAGGTTACTTTAATAACGCAGCAAACATGCTTAATGTTCGCGATGTTATTATTGTAGCTGACACAAACACACCAACAACAAGTTTTGTTAGTGTGCTTTCTAATACTGGTTCTGTTGTAGATGTATCTAATGGTACAGCTATAGCTGAAACAGACTCAGACTAAAGGAGTAGGGGAGGTTAAGTTCACCCACTTACCTCCCCTAACCACACATGGCACTTATAAGCACAACGGCTAATTCGCCAATTGATATTTGCAGTCGGGCATTAATTCTAATTGGTGCCGACCCAATTACTTCATTTGATGATGGAAATACAGAAGCTTTGGTTGCTGTTAATATGTATGAAGATGTTGCTAGGGCATCTTTAGTAAACTCTCGTTGGAGATTTGCTACAAACCAAGCTGTTTTAAATTTATTAACTGCTGCTCCTACTGGCAGATATGATCGCGCCTATCAACTTCCAAGTGATACCCTTATGCTTCACGCTGTTACAGTGAGCGATCTACCTATTGATTATCAAATTTATGGAAACAAAGTTTTTTCAGATACTGATCCGTCAGATATTGTAGTTGCTGATTATACTTTTAGAGCAGAGGAGCAAGACTGGCCCTCTTATTTTACAATTGCTGTTGAGTATTCTTTGGCAGTTGTATTCGCCACATCAATTGCGAGAGACTCTACACTTGCAGCACTAATGCAAAGCCAAGGCCAAAACGCTATGGCAAAAGCAAGAAGCCTAGACTCACAGCAGCAGACTTCAAGAAAGCTTACAACATCTAGGTTTATTGCCGAAAGGCGCAGTTAATGGCTAGAGTCAGGGTTCCTATTACCAACTTCCAGTATGGTGAAGTTAGCCCATCTCTTGTGTCCAGAACAGATACAAAAGTTTATTCAAACTCTGCAAAATCTGTTGAAAACTTTTTTCTTAGAAACGAAGGCGGTTTGCTAAAACGCTTTGGTACTAAGCGTATTTATGAGTTTGACACAACACTAGACACAAATAAATTTCAGCAACACAGGATTGTCCCTTTTATTTTTTCTGATGATGAGCGTTATGTAATTTCACTTGAGCATCAAAAAATTAGATGTTTCCAAATTAATCCTACTACTGGTGCCATTTCTTTAGTAGCTACTGTAACACAAGATGTTGATAGTGCCGCCCTGCCTATTACTCACGATATCTTGCATGAGATTACATTTGCTCAATCAGGCGATGTAATGTTTCTCGCTCATAATACGTTTATGATTCGCAAGTTAGTGCGTACTAGCTTAACAGCTTTTCAAGTTGAGACTTATCAATTTGCTGAAAGCGCAGATGGGTACAGAGTTAATCAACCTTACTACCCTTTCCAAGATTTAACAGTAACCCTTAACCCCTCAGCCTCAACAGGAAATGGAATCACATTAACCACTAGCGCAAGCTATTTTGACACAACAGGAACGCAATCAGGTGGTAATTACGCCAGTTCTAAGCATATTGGCATTGTTTTGCGTTATCACGATAACGAAGTTTTGATTACTTCTGTTCAATCAGCAACACAAGCAACAGGAAATATTACTAATGAGTTGCTTGTTCATCTTGATGTCGATGCTCTTGAAACTACGGAAGGTATAGCTGATGTTGAGATGACCTTTCCTTTGCATGGATTATCTACAGGTGACTCAATTGTAATTTCAGAAGCTGGTGCTGTAGGCGGGATTGCTAGAAATCAAATTAATGGGACTAGATCAGTACAGGAAATTATTGATGAAAATGTAATTGTGTTTACAGCAGGGGCAAACGCGTCTAGCTCTACTGTAGGTGGCGGCTCACCAAAGGTAGTGACACATGCGCCAACAACACAATGGAGCGAACAGTCTTACTCTGCATTACGCGGCTTTCCAGCAGCGGTAGCATTCCACGAAAATAGATTATGGTTTGGTGGCACTATCTCACAACCTGACGGATTGTGGGGCAGTAAAAGTTCTGAGTATTTTAACTTCGATGTAGGTGACGCTGAAGATAATGACGCTCTTGATTTAACTGCTAGTATTGGTGAGATTAACTCAATACGTCATATTGTATCTAACCGTGATCTACAGGTGTTTACATCAACATCAGAGTTTTATATTCCATCATTTGTTGAAAAACCTATTACAGCAACTAATGCTCGTATTAAAAGGCAGACACCATTTGGCGCAAGTTATGTAAAGCCATTTTCGTTTGATGGCGCAACTATGTATGTACAGAAACATGGCTCTGTTGTGCGTGAGTTTGTTTATTCAGATGCAGAAGGTGCGTATGTTGCTAATGGCATTAGTCAGCTTTCATCGCATTTAATTAACAACCCAATTCAAATGTCTGTGCTTAATGGCGCAATCAATCGTCCAGAATCATATGCTTTCTTTGTAAATCAAGATGGTGAGATTGCATTGCTTACATCTAACAGGGCTGAAGAACGTGCTGGCTGGGCTAAGTTTACCACCAAAGGCAAGTTCCATTCTATTTGCACTGTTGATGATCGCGTATTTCTTGTAGGCCTGTATGATACTGGCGCAGGCACACAAAAATATATTCTCACAGAATTTGATTCTAATTTAAATTTAGATTTTTCTGATACGTTTACTGGTGTTGCTGGTGTGTTTAATGTATCTGCTCATTTCCAAAATGGTGCTGTAGTTGATGTAGTTGATGATACAGATTACATAGGCCAGTTTACTGTAGCTGGTGGGAATGTTGATGTGTCTGCTGTATCAGAAATAACAAGTGCAGAAATTGGTTATTCATTTACTGTAAGCGCAGAAACATTACCTATTGATGCCAATGTTCAAGGTGGCCCATTAACTGGAAATCCTCGCTCTGTTAACAGGGTAATACTTGATGTGCTAGATACTTTATCTCTTACGGTAAATGGTAAACAACTTGTGATTCGGCGTGTTGGTGACGATTTAAGTTTGGATCGTGTAGCAATCCAAGGCAAACAAGAGTTTCGTTTGCTTGGTTACAGCAAAGACCCAACAATTAAAATAACTCAAAGCGCACCGTTGTCATTACAAATCAATGGGATTATTGCAGAGGTGTCATTCTAATGTTTCAATTACTAGGTACAGCATTTAGCGCATTTGCTTCTATTCAAGCTGGTCAAGCTCAAAGAAGGGCTGAAGAAGCGCAAGCTTTACAGTATGAGCAAGAAAAACGTCAGAATGAGATTGAGACTTTGCAGCGTCACAATGACCGTCTTGCATCTTATGATTCAGCTAGAGCAGCTAACCTTGCTTGGTTTACTTTTGCTGGCAGAGATATAACCAGTGATCGCTCTGTTAAAGCTTTCTTAGATAAGCAGCGTGAAGTTGCGTTTACTGATGTGTCTCGTTCTGACAAGCAGGGTTATGCTGAAGGATCACAACTTGCTATGCAGGCACAAGTAGCAAGGCAGCGCGGTCGTGCCGCTTCTACTGCTGGTATGATTAAAGGGTTTTCAACTATCGCAAGCGGTTTGCACAACTACAATTTGACGAAAGTGTAGATGTGATATGGCAGTAATTAAAGAAAAACAACAGTTTAGAAACTCACGCATAGGCGTAGTTCGCATGGATACTGGCGAAAGTCAGATGTGGCAAACTGTTGCGTCTGCTGCTGACTCCTTAACTCAGCAAGCTTTTAAGCAGGCCTCTGTAGAGGCGCAGAACAAAGGCAAGGAGTTTGCAGAATCTGTTGGCGAGGAGTCATTAAGAACAATCGACCCAGCTACAGGCAAACCTCAGGCGTTTAAAGCACCAACAAGCTTTGGAACTATTGCTCAAGCCGCTTATGAGGAAACTCTAGATCGCAGATACATACGCACTGTTGATAGAGAAATAAGAGACAAGGCAAATGAGACTTATCTTAAATATGAGTTTGATCCGCAAGGTGTAGAAAAATACTCACAGGTTATGGAAGACTATGTTGGCGGCATGACCAAGAACGCTGACAAGCGTTTTGAGGGAATTGTTCGTGACACAGGCGCAGCTTACATTGCCAGCACAAAATTCAATCTTATGCAAAAGCGCAACCTTAGAATCAAAGAGGCAGAGCAAATTGCACAAAGAGATGACGCAAAAGACAATGCCTCATTTATTGAATCTATGGCTGAAAATGTAAACTGGAGCCTGCCGGATTCACAAGGCCACAGAGATGTTGAAGACATGTACATGGAAGGGGTTGCTGGTCAAAGAGCAGCAAATGTTGCTGGTTTAATTTCTGATGCTCAATTTGAGGCAAACGTAGGTGTAATGCGTAGAGCATTGCCTAAAGCAATACTGTCAAAGATGATTAACTTTGATGCTGTGTATGAAAAAGAAGATGGCAGCACAGTTCAAATAAACTCTGATGTAGCCCTTTCTATAGAAAACTCACTAAAAACTAATAGGGTTCTTGATGAAGTGCCTACAGCTTTGAAGCCTCAAGTTCAAAGAATACTTGATTCAGAAGCTTACGACAAAGATCGTGACAATATAAGTCGCCATGTTACAGCACTAAGAACAAACTTAAGCCTCAAAGAAGCAGACGCTGTTAAGCTAACAGCATTTCAACAGACAGTTCTTAATGTTGCAGATGAAACTTTTGTTGTTGACACAAATGACTCACAAGTAAAAAAAGCTGGCGATGTTTTAATAGCAAATGAAGTTGACGGTTTAGACCCAGCAAATCCTAACATGGTTCCTTATTTTACAAGCGAAGAGTCTACAAAAGAAGATGCGCCTTGGAAAATTATGGTTGCCGGAAAAGGTATTATAACTGAAGGCATGGAGTTAACATTAAAAAGACTTTATAGACTTGAAGGAATGACCAAAGAACAGATAGAAATTGGTTTAAGTCATTATGATTATTTAGCTAATGTAAATATTGCAGGTTCTACTGTTAACAAAACATTAGACACAACTTTGTCAAATGATGAAAACGCATTTTTACGCACACTAAGTTATGTAACTAGAGTTGGCGGTTCTGAAAACATTGTTGAGTTTGCGGCTAAGTTAAAAGAAAACATGCAGAATACATCGGCTGTAAATGACAGAGTTAAATCAGTTCTTGGTGATGGCAGCGACAAGTCAGCTAACGATCTTTTAAATGCTTATCTTCAAGGCGATAACGACATAAATGAATCAACTGCGTTTGGAACTGATTATCAAATGGTTGAAACTGTAAAGCCGTATGTAAAACATTTAATTATGTCTGGCGTTGGCAAAGAAGATTTAAACGAACAGTTAAATCAAATGTTTGAAACATCTTACATTGATACTGTTGGTGTTGTTGTTGATAGATACAATTCACAAATAGATAAGTCTATGTTTGCATTGCCAAGATTGTTGCCAGACTATGCGGAAAGGCAAGCTTTCTATGGTAATGCTACAGAATTAGTGCAAACTTTAAGCGGTCAAGATTTTGTAATGCGTGAAAAAGGTCAGTACTTAGGCATTGAAAAAGATCGACAGATAAAGCT